GTTCAGGCTGCTGGTTATCAGCTTATTCTGAACCGTCGTGTTGGTAAGTACAAGCTGCCTGATAACGTTGTTATCGTTGCTGCTGGTAACCGCGATAGCGATAAAGGCGTCACGTATCGCATGCCGATGCCGCTTGCTAACCGTTTCGTTCACATTGAAATGCGTCCTGACTTCAACTCTTGGCAGATTTGGGCTGTTAACAAGGGCATTCACAAGGATGTTGTTGGTTATCTCTCGTTCGCTAAGCAGGACATGTATGACTTTGACGCTAAGGCTTCGTCTCGTGCATTCGCTACCCCGCGTTCGTGGGTGTTCGTGAGCGATTTGCTTGCTGATGAAGACAACGTTGATAACGATACGTTGTTCAATCTTGTTGCTGGTGCTGTCGGTGACGGTCTTGCTACTAAGTTTATGGCGCATCGTCGTGTTGCTGGTCAGATGCCGAACCCTGCTGATATTCTTGACGGTAAGGTCAAGGAACTTAAGGTCAAGGAAATCTCTGCAATGTATTCGTTGACGATTTCTATGTGCTACGAACTTAAGGAAGCACTTGACAACAAGCGTGTTGACACTAAGCAGTTCCACGTGATGGCTGATAACTTCTTCGAATATATCATGAAGAACTTTGAGACTGAATTGGTTGTGATGGGTGCTAAGATTGCTCTTAAGACCTACAAGCTGCCGATTGAGCCCTCGCAGCTTTCTAACTTTGACGAGTTCCATAAGAAGTACGGCAAGTACATCGTGGAAGCTGGTAACTAAGCCAGCAAGCTCCTGGGGAGAGGTTAGAGACAGCCTCTCCCCATTCTTTTTATTGTCTCTCTTTGAAAGGACCTTCTATGTCCAAAGTTACCTTCACGTATAACACAGAGCAACAGCATCTTCGTAATTGCCAGCTCCGCATCAACGGACTCACTACTGATATCAATCGTGGTATGCCCTATCATGTAGAACGTGAGCGTATGCTTGCTGCTCGTGCTGATATCCTTACTCGCATTTCTGAAACTGATTTAGCAGCAATGGAAGCGCATGAAAACCGCGTATTGACCGTAGCAGAAAAAGCAGCCGAAGCTAAGGCACTAGTTGAAGCAATGTCTGCAAATCGTGAAAAATCTTCGATTTAACGGTTGACATTACCCCTAAAGTTTGTTATAGTTAGACATAATCAATCGAAGGAGTTTTTATGAGCGATGTAATTCCCGGCACTGCAACGAAGCCTAAGAAGGGCAAGCGTACCCGCAGTAAGAAGTTTGAAAATCTGATTGGTCCTACTGATCCTAAGATTGACCACGAAGCCCGTGAGCGTTTGATTACTGCTCGTATCGGTCTCCTACTCCGTCAAAGCTTTTTCGGTAATCTTGCTACTCGTATGCAGCTTGTAAATGCTGATGAGTGGTGCTCTACTGCTGCTACTGACGGTCTGCGTTTCTACTACAACAGCCGCTTTATTAAGATGCTTCGCACTAAGGAAGTTGAATTCCTAGTCGGTCACGAGGTCCTTCACGTTGTCTATGATCACCTTGGTCGTCGTGACAGTCGTGACCCTGAAATCTGGAACATTGCTAACGACTATGCAGTTAATGCTGACCTCAAGCGTCACAAAGTTGGTGAAATGATTACCACTGTTCCTGCTCTTTATGAGAGCAAGTATGACGGTCTTGCTTCGGAAGTTATATATGATGACCTTATGAAGAATGTCAAGTATATTGACATTGACGAACTCCTTGACAAGATGCTTGACGATCACCTTGAAGATGAAAATCAGGGTTCAGGTGATGGTGACGAAGATGGCGAAGGCAATGGTCAAAAGGGTAATGGCAAGCGTCCGCGGATGAGTCCTGAGGAGCGTGAACAAGCCCGTCAGGAAATGAAGCAGGCTATTCTCAATGCCGCACAGACTGCCGAAGCTGGTACTATCCCGTTGGGCGTTGAGCGTCTTATCAAGCAGCTTACTGACCCTGTCATGCCTTGGCGCGAACTTATCCAGACTAATCTGACCTCTGCTATCAAGTCTGATTACACTTGGATGCGCCCTTCTCGTCGTTCTTGGCACATGGATGCTGTCATGCCTGGTATGAATCCTGGTGAAGAAATTGACGTTGATATCTATATTGACATGTCAGGTTCTATCAGCAACAAGCAGGGTATGCAGTTCCTTAGTGAAGTTGGTGGCATGATGGAAGCATTTGATGGTTACTCGCTTCGTGTCACTTGCTTTGATACTAAGTGCTACAATACGCAGGAGTATACTAGCGAGAACATGGAGAACATTGAGGAGTATCAGCTTCACGGTGGTGGTGGCACCGACTTTGACAGCATTTTTGATGACCTCAAGGAAGCTGGTCGTGTTCCTAATCGCTTGATTGTCTTCACTGATGGTTATCCTTGCGGTAGCTGGGGCGACAGTGAATACTGTGATACGACTTGGATCATTCACGGTGACCCGAATCCGAACCCTCCCTTCGGTGCGTATGCTATCTATGACGATCACAAGAAGTAATACGATAGCAAGCGTGGGGGCTATGATATACGAGTCCCCAGACGGTGGAAAGACGATCTACGCAAGAGAGCGTGGGTCGTCTGACCGCGTTCTAGTCCGAACTGATGATGCAGTAGAGGAAACTAAAAAGCTTCTTAATAGACAAAAACGTTTAATGAAAATAGTTGAACTAGCAGAGACATTTCCTGCATTAAACGATCAGCTAAAGAAGCTTGAAGAAATATATTTGTTGGTAAAAAATGAAGACGATTGAAGATATTAATCTACACACATGGTTTATGGACCGTGAACTAGAATTTGTACCATCACATTTTGTAACTTCGAACACTAAGTTGACTGACGATTCCAAAATTTGGATTCTAGAAAAACTGACTGGTAGATTTGCAATCACTAGCAGTGAAGGATTTTTTGGTTCCATGACTCCTGCGTTTGAAGACCCTAAGGAAGCGTTGTTCTACGAACTAACGTGGGGATGAAATCTATACGAATCAGTTCTGGCACAGCAACGACCCCGCAGGAAGTGTTGAAATGGCTTGACGCCAATATTGGTAAATCCAATTACAGAAACACTACTGGTATTGTGGGTACAGAGTACATTGGACAAGGTTGGTCTGCTCATTGGCATCATTACGGACATTATGGTTGGTTCCTAGATGTAAAATTCAATGACCCAAAAGATGCTGCATTCTTTACATTGCGTTGGAAATAAAAATATTCTCCGAAGAATTTAGCAATTAAATACTAGTGCGAATTTACAAGGAGAACGCAAAAATGGCATTCTTAAGACATGTCGGAAAACACGGCGACCGCAAAGTTGCAGTCGTATTTCGTGAAGTTCCGAACGAGCCACACATGTGTTTGGTAGTTTATACCGAAACACTCAATAGAACTGTACATGACCCATTGGTAAAATGTATCGAAAGCGATATCGGTCAAAACAGTAACAATTTAGCGGATGCATTAAACCGCACTCATACAACCGATGGCATCATCATTCTACAGAAGCTTCACGCTGAAGGTCAGTTGAAGAAGGTTCAAACAGAACAGATTGTCATGACCCCAGCCCCAAACACTAGAATTAAGTTGGCTGAACTTAACAAAATTCTTGACGAAATGGAAAAGGGTGAAGCAGCCGTAAAGAAGCTTGCTGAAATGGACAGTCAGATGGGTATGCAAGATCCTATGCAGGTTGCAAGACGTATGCGCGGTGACAAGGATGCATTTAATTCGGACACTATGCCATCAGCACCAAGTGGCCTTCAGGCAAGCGGCGATGCTTTAGGCGATACTGCACTTGCAGATAGTCTCCGTGAGCAGGCAACACGCATGAGCAACGAAGCCAAAGGCCTGCTTGCAGAAGCACAGCGGTTGATTGATCAGGCACAAGGACTCGATCCTGTTAAAGTTACTACTGCTAAGAAAACAGCAAAAGTAGTAGCTCCAGGCACCACAGCAGCTAAGACTAGAGGTAGACCAAAGCGGGTTACAGCAACAGTATAAGGTGTTATTGAATGTCACCCGAATTTATTGAAAAATGGGAAAAGTTATTAGAAGATGTTGACAAGCAACAAATTCCAATGGAGTTCATTAAAAAAATCACATTGAAATTAAAGGGCAGAAAACAACACTCAATTAATGTTGAAAAATTGTTAGTTCAGGGACTTTATCCAGACGAAATTGAAGATTCAATTAGTGAAAAGCTTGTTGAATATGATGACATTGTTGTTGGGATTGAATTTATTCTTAATGTAGCAAGTATTGCAGATGCAGTACAACCTGAAACTGATAGGATACTGAATGGATTATGAAATTAATATTAGCATGTGACCCAAACGGGGGTATAGGCTATCAAAACACATTGCCCTGGAGTAACATCCAGGGCGATTTGCCAAGATTTAAGCGTCTCACTGAAGGACAATTGGTGGTTATGGGCCGCAACACTTGGGACAGCCTACCAAAGAAACCTCTACCCAATCGCATTAACATTGTCGTTACTTCTAGACCTTTTGTGCAACACGGTGTAGCTACTATCAACAAACTACTCAACTACCCTGATTCGTATTGGTTGATCGGCGGAGCAAAATTGATTGAGCAAGCTTGGCCGTACATCAACGAAATCCATTTGACAAGGGTATATGACCATTACGCTTGCGATACCTTCATAGATTTGCTATACGTAGAACATAACTATGTAAGGACCTACAGCGAAATGTTTCCTGACCATACATATGAGATTTGGAAAAGAAAATGAAGCAATATCACGATTTACTTGAAGACATACTAAATAATGGTGAAGTCAAGGACGATAGAACAGGCGTAGGCACTATCAGCGTCTTTGGTCGTCAATTACGATTTGACTTGACAGCAGGTTTCCCTGCTGTAACAACTAAGAAGTTAGCATGGAAATCAGTAGTCAGTGAACTATTGTGGTTTATAGAAGGGAGCGGAGATGAGAGAAGACTTGCAGAAATTTTACACGGATCCAGAGATATTGAACGTAGCACGATATGGACAGGAAACGCTCAAGCAGCTTATTGGAAGCCAAAAGCGAGATATGACGGGGATTTGGGACGAGTATATGGTGTACAGTGGAGAGACTGGCGAGGAGTTGACCAGCTCTCAAATCTAATTGAGGGTATCAAGAAGGACCCTAACGGTCGTAGACATATTCTTACTGCTTGGAATGTAGACGAACTTGATCAGATGGCATTGCCGCCCTGCCACGTTCTCGCACAGTTTTATGTAAGCAACGGCAAACTAAGCTGCCACATGTATCAGCGCAGTGTCGATGTATTCCTTGGCCTCCCCTTCAACATCGCTAGCTATGCGTTGCTTACTCATATGATTGCACAAGTTTGTGACCTTAAGGTAGGTGAACTTGTCATTTCAACCGGCGACACTCATATCTATAGCAATCATATTGAACAAGTTAAAGAGCAGTTGAGCAGAGAAGAATACCCATTACCTATCCTTTTTCTTGATCCTAAGATAAAAAACATTGACAAATTCTTAATGGATGATATACTGTTATTTGACTATCAGAGTCATGGAACTATTAAGGCTGATATGGCAGTATGAAAACAATCGTTGCTCACCGCTTCTCCGTCGGAGACGTTGAAGATCCTGATATCTATGCTGCTGAACCTCTTTGGGAATGGCAGAATAGTGAAGCAGGTAAGTGGGCAATGGAAAACTGTGCCGAGACTCCCAGTTGGCATCGTGATATAGACCACGCATACCATGGATATAGTTACCAAGTAAGAATTACCTTAACCCCTAAGCAACTTGTATATTGGAAGCTGAAATATGACTAATAAAGAACAACGGCGTTTGCAACTTATCAATGACATGTGCCTGACTTTTAGGCATGATTATGGAATCACAATTAGTGAAGATGATCGTATGTACACGCTTAATTCAGGAATGACAGAATTGGAACGAAAAGGATTTTTCGACACCATGACACAGGTTTTTGACCATCATATTGAACCTATTCTACAAGAGCGTGATGGTTTGATAAACGGCGACATGGTCCCTCTACCTAAAAGTGAACAACAAGCCAAAGCTATGATTCTACTAGCAGAACATTATTTGAAAAACAGATGAATATTCTAGTAACAGGCGGCGTTGGATTTATTGGGCATAATGTAGTTTCTAGATTAGAAGACTTAGGTCACGATGTTCTAATCATTGACAATATGACCAACTATGGCATCATCCCAGAAGATGAAATCAATTATCTTTACGGAGAGCGCACCAAAAAGATTTACTCAGTGTGTTATCCATATGATATTGAAAATGCTATTCCAATCGACCGCACGTTTGATAGTTTTAAGCCTGATATTGTTATTCATTTAGCAAGTTTCCCCCGTCAGAAGGTAGTGAACAGCAACCCATCATTCGGCGCCCGAGTAATGATAGAGGGACTGTTGAATCTTTGCGAAGCAGCAAAGCGTAATAATGTTGCGAAGTTTGTTTACGTTAGTTCCAGCATGGTCTACGGTGACTTTGCTGATGATGTAACAGAGGATGCTGAGTGTAAGACTCAGGGCATGTACGGTATTATGAAACTAGCCGGCGAAGAGCTAGTGAAAGATTATCATGACAGAGGAGCGTTTGATTATACTGTCATTCGTCCTAGCGCAGTATATGGGCCCTGTGATGTTGAAGACCGTGTTGTCTCAAAGTTTCTTCTAGCAGCATTACGTGATGAAACTATCATGGTAAATGGTCCGGAAGAAACGCTAGACTTTTCGTATGTTGACGATGTAGCCGACGGCATCGTAGCAGCTACATTGTCGCACGATACAGCCAACAAGTGCTATAACGTCACGAGAGGAGCTTCTAGGACACTGTTAGAAGCAGCAGAACTAGCAGTTAAGATCGCTGGTAAAGGCACAATTCAAGTCAGGGATAGAGATTTAACCTTCCCTAGTAGAGGTGCATTGAACATTGATGCTGCTAGACAAGACTTTGGATTTGACCCTAAGGTTGATATAGAAGAAGGATTCCTAAGGTACTATGAGTATCTTTGCAGTTCTCCATTTTGGAAGGATAAAATTAAATGAGTGATTTAGAAACTGCTTTAAAAACGCATGATTGGACTTTAGCTGGATACAAATCCAGAGTTAATGTAGACAAGTTGATGAAAGAAAATCCTGAACAATCATCGGCGCTATGGGAACAATATTGTCCGTGGTCTGATACTAACGGCGGATTACTTGAATGGTGGGCAAAAAATGATAATTCCGCATTTCGGCCTAAAAAGACAGTATAACAACCTTCAAGATGAGTTGCTAGATGCGACCCATGATGCCTTAAAGGAAGGGGTGCTGATTAATGGCCCCTTTACCGCGGAAATTGAATCTTGGTTATGTGACTACACTGGTTGCAAGTTTGCTACGGTACTCCATAGCGGAACACAGGCATTAGAAATGATTGCAGGATATCACTTTGATTTAAGTTTTTTAGCCGGTAACGATGAAGCTCCTCGTATACGCATTCCTAATTTGACTTTTCCAGCTACGCTAAACGCCTTCTATAGCAATGGCTGGGACGTTGAACTAGTTGACACCGACAGTAACGGGTTAATTAAGTTTGATGATGACTATGAAGATGGTTTTGATGTGTTCACTTGCTTTGTGGGATTATACGGTGCTAATACAAATCGTAACTTTTATTCTAACACTATCGTAGATGGCGCACAGCATTGGCTAGCTGCCCGCCCAAACCAATTTGGCGATGGTATGGCGATTAGCTTTGACCCTACTAAAAATCTTCCAGCTAGCGGTAATGGCGGAGCTATTGTGACAAATGACCAAGCATTGTATGATTGGGTAAATGTCCTAAAGAATAACGGAAAGTCAGAACACTATTATCCCGGTACAAACAGTAAGATGAGTGAATTAGAGTGTGCCCACTTGCTCGTGAGGACTCGGTATATTGGAGAGTGGCAAGATCGCCGAGAACAGATTAGAAAATATTATTTAAACCGCTTTTTTGACATGCCGTTTAAGTGTCTCAGTAAATCCTTTGAAAATCACGCGGATCAAAAATTCGTCATCTATACGCAATCCCGCAATGAACTACACAATTATTTGCATGATAATAAAATTGAATCTAAGATACATTATCCATATGTTCTTAGTGAGTTACCTATAGCCAAAGACATAATAAAAAAGCCTGATTTACTTAGCACTAGCATGGCGCTATCAAGAGGGGTACTAAGTCTTCCTATCTATCCTGAATTAACTGATAGTGAAGTAGAGGCAGTTGCAGATGCGGTTTGTAAGTTTTTTGATAAATAATACGTTATGAACATTTACTGGATACTCACACTTCTCCCTGTATGGATCATTCACACTGTATTAGGTGCTGGTGTATTAGGTCTATTGATTGCATTCTTTGTGCAACGCATCCCCTTCATCAAGACATACGGTTACTTAATTAAGATTGTATCATCAATCTTACTAGTATTAGGACTATTCCTTCAGGGCGCATTAGCATATAAAGAAAGCACTGCACTAGCAGTAGCTAAACTTGAAGCTAAGTTAGCTAAAGCCGAAGCAAAATCTGCACAAACAAATACGGTAATTGTAGAAAAGATTGTCAAGGATACCGAAGTGATTCGCACTAAAGGCAAGACTATCACTGAATATGTTGACCGTGAAGTTATCAAGTACGAAAACAAATGCCCACTTCCTTCTGAGGTCATCCGCGCACACAATGCTGCTGCTACGATGGACACTAGCAAACTTGAAGGAGCCAAGAAGTGAAGAAATTAATGATTCTTCCTCTTGTTCTACTATCAGGATGTGCTATTACAGCAGTTCCAGTTGCCCCTAAGTTTCCGGAAGCTCCTGCAACATTACAAGAAAAATGTGCTGACTTAAAAGAAGTTGCTGAAGGTGCCTCACTTACGGAATTCACTAAAATAGTAGTGGAAAACTACATTCTATATCACGAATGCAAAGTCAAAGTTGAAGGCTGGAACGAGTGGTATACTAAGCAAAAAGCTATTTTTGAAGAAGCTACCAAAAAGTAATCCGGTCTACCGTTTGATAAATACTAGATAACAACGGAAGATTGATATGGCAACTCAAGAAATTATTAACATTGGTACACTACCTAACGATGGCGAGGGCGATCCGCTAAGAGTAGCGTTTGGTAAGATCAATAATAACTTCGCTAACCTTTTCCCTACCGCAATCAACACTAGTAGCTCCTATTCAGTTGGAGACGCTCCTGGACAATTGATATTTGAAACTGATGCTAACACATTTACCCTAGGCCAATTTTATGTATAT